CTGATTAATTATTAAGAATAAATTACGCAATCGTTAGGAATACCTACCTGAGCGCCACAAGACATTCTCATGACAATTCTCACGTTGTCACTTCCGTCGTATAAATGTACAGGAATTACCGCTGCCTCTTGGTGGTCTGCAAGCAAAGATGTTCCGAAGTACAAGTTAGAAGTTTGCGCTGCTACCATGTTATCGTCTGCCAATCCGTTAGCAACAAATACAGGAACTCCATCAAAAGAAAGGCTACCGTTAGTGTACCATTGTGTTCCTTTGTTGTCTGAACCATTTGCTCCAAGGCCTGCTGCTGCAAATCCACCGAGTGCGCGAACGTAAGCTCTTGCAACGTTAGAAGAAACATACAATTTTAAATCCTCAGCTCCGTAGACCGTTGTAGGAATAGCGTTAATTACGGCACCCATTTGGTCTATGCAATTCGCTGCATCAATAGCAACTTTTGCGATATCCTGAGCTGCAGGAAGACCTGCTGCGTTTAAGATTGTAGTAATACCATCATAAGCATTTGCTCCTGCAACACCTGTCCAAAGTAAAGTCTCATTTGAAGCTGCTACTTTAGAAGCAACATATCCAAGTAGGTAATCTTCGAAAGATTTAGGAATGTCTGCAAATGCAGATGCTCCCATCTCAGCCGCAGACCATGAATTATGGAATTGTGAGCGACAAAGTTGAAGGTTTACTTGCATATCTTTTACTTCAAGAACAGACTCGCCCATAGTAACGGTACGAGTATCATCGAAGTCGCAAGTTGCGTCAGTTAATAATGCGTTAGTATCCAAAGTCTGTAAAACTTCTTTGAATTTAACATTTTCTAAAACGGTTACTCCACCGTTTTCAATTGTTGGAGCGCTTAAAAGTGCCGCAGAGATATATTTACCTGCTGCTTGACCGTTGTAAGTGCTTCCTGGAAAAGTTGGCTGATCTGCCATAATTTTTAGGTTTTAATTTATTATTTATTTAATTTTCTGTAAATTCTGTCTAGAGTCGTTTCCGTTCTATTCTGAGCGTACAAAATTCTTTCTTTTTCTTGTTTGTTTTCAGGATTGAAAGAAATAGGCTTAACTGCAGGATCTAATTCCTCTGTAGATAATTCCGTTTTTTCTTCAATTACTTCCTCAACTTTGGAAAGCTTCTCAATCTCAGATTTTAACTCTTCGTTTTCTTTCTTCAAAGCTTCGATTTCTGTAAAGTAAGTTTCTTTGCTTATAGATTCAACTACCTTTTTAACAGGCTTAGCCTCTTCTGTTGCCATTTCTTCCTCTTTCTCTTCGTATTCCTTTTCTGCTTCCTCTTCAATAACTTCCTCTTCTGCGGCCTCTTCTTTGATTTCTGCAATGATGCCTTCCTCAGCAATTACCAGGATCATTCCATCCTCCATTTTGTACTCGCCAATAGGTAAAGGTATTCTTTGTTCATCTTCTGTGATAATTACAACCTCAGCTTCTGCCTCAAAAGCATCTGCTTCAATAATTGTAACGCCATCTTCTAGCTTTCTTTGCTCTAGCTTTATCTCCATTCCGAGCAGCTCGCGTACTTTGTTAAGTAATGTTATCTCTTTCATTTTATTTATTTATTCGTGTTTATCCGTATTTTTTTACTTCGTCTTCTATACGAAATAATTCATCGTAAGACTTATCCCAAGCAGCATAACCTTTTATGTCTTTTGGATTAACGCCTAAATCTTTAGAAGCTTTGTCTATTTTTTCAAATAACTTGTCCATTTGTGAAATAAGTTTAGAAGCTTTTTTTGATTCAGATTCAAGCTTTTCATATCTTTTGATAGCAGCTTGTTCTGCTTTTCTCATTACTTCTTCTGCTTTAGCAAACTGTTTGTCTAAAGTTACAATTTCTTTTATACCGCTATTAATTGTCTTAATAAAAGTGTCTGCATTGTTTTTTTGTTTAGCAAGGTCGTCAACCATACCTAATTCTACTTTTTCAGAAGCTAACTCTGTTTTTTCCGATTTCGCCCATTGCGAAAATATTTTATTCATTCTTTCCATTGTATATATAACTGTTTTTTA